CGCCGCTGGAGCCGCGAGGTGAGCCTTTGCGGCGGCTCTACCGGCAGCTCTTGCCGCGGCGGCGTCGTTTGACGTTCTGTAGTTTGCGTAAAATGCGTCGGCGTATGCCTGTTTTGTTGGACCGGTTCTAGCCGTGTATTCATCAAGCGTTTCTTCTTTAGAAGCTTTGGGGACTATTTCGCTTACGTCTAGATTCGCAAACCCATCATATCCACCAAGGTCTTTGCCTTCAACTTTGTTAACAATATCAACTGTTATCTTGCCCGCACCGGTAGCACCGGCCTTATTGAGCCTTGCCAGTGTGGCTTCATTTCTTGACTGTATGCTTGCAGCGGTTCTTGCGTTCGTGCCAGCTATGCTTCTCACGCTATTATTCGTAGACGTTGTAGCGGCTAGTTGTGCCCTGTCCCATGCCCCGGCCTGCTGTGTGGTGACTCTTCCTGCGGCAGCCTTTTCTGCGGCAGCCTTAACCGCGTCTCTATCTTCTACCGAGAATATGGACGAAGCTGTGGCACCAAAATCCTTGCCAATTCTTGACGCCGCTATTTGGGAATTTGCGCTAGGCATCGATGTGCCAGGCTTTGATGCAGCTGCCAAGTGTCCCGCAAGTCCGCTTCTGTAGGCGTTGATGACTTGCTCTGGGTTCCTGCCCTGCGCCGTAAGGTTTGACACCACCTTTGCCATTACCCTGGGGTCGTCGTTAAATGCCATTCTGTCCGGTTCGCCATTGAGTCCCTTAACAGGTATCAGAAAAGACTGGGACAGCTCGGGAAAGAGTTCCCTAGCGGTGTTCTCGCTCTCAATGCTTGTCGCCTTGGCGTTATGAAACCTTGTCTGGGCTTCGCTGAGTGGCTTTTTTAAGTTAAAATTTCTGTCCTTATCGGCCTGGTTAAAGGAAGCAATTTGCTGTGCAAGCAAGTGTTTTTGACCTGCAGCATATGTTTCCGGAAGTCCGGAGACTCCGCTTGCTAGGGCGCTAATTGCTTGACCAAACGCCGGGTCCATTCCAGATGTTGCCATTATCGTACTTTAATTCCCTGTGTTAGATTTGCATTGATACCTTTGATGCCTCCGACGTATTGACCGGTGGCGTTTACATATCCGCCTTGCATTGCTTTGGGCATGTTAAAATTAGGAGGACCTATTCCACTTTGAGGGAATGTCGTGTATGCGTGGTTTAGGGACGCGGGAGGCGCCGGTGGTCCTATTACGTTAAGGCTGCTGGGGCCGCTTGCGGCTGGCGTAGCAGCGTATTCCGGAACTCCTGGGGTTGAAAAAGTGGGTGCAGCAGCCGCCGCCCCAGAGGCAACCTCTGGATTGAACAGCTCTCCCCATGAAGCTGGGCCGAGTGGCTTGCCGATGCCAGCCTGGTATCCGCTATAGATTGACGCAAGTGAAAGCACTTGGCTCAGCGTCTTGTACCCGTCACCAGCCTTTGACGCAGCTTGCAGCTCATGCGGCAATACACCAAGTGAACCTTGTGACATATTTGCCAGAACTGCCGAATCTTGAGCGTATTTTGAATTGTTAAGTTGCTGAGCCGTCATGACGTTGCTGAATGCATTCAAGGCTGCACTTCTGGTGCTGTCTTCTTTGCTCTTCGCCTGTGCTCTTCCAGACTCTCTTGAGTATGAATCTGTTACGTTTTGTGACGCCGCCGCCGAAGGGGCAACGCCAGAAGGGGCGTCAGTCGCGCCAGCTGTACTTGCAGCAGCAGCGGCGTCGGCGGCTGTGTTTGCTTTTGCAGCATCAAGAGCCATCTCTTCCTGTGTTTTACCGGAAGCGCGCGAAGCGGTTGACTGGTCTAGCACACCTTTTTGCTGGTCTCTGAACCTGCGCTGTCTTGCCGATTCTTCGGCTACAGTGCCTTCCATCGCTTTTTGCGCCTTCCTGTTACCGGCGTAGGAAGCACCTGCGCTGGCTATCATCAATGATGTTGTTACTGGGTCACACATTATGTTACGACTTTCCCGCTTGAGGTTTTGTTATTATTCCAGCCCATGTTCATTCCAAGATTTGGGTTGAACTGCTGAAGTTTCATGTTATTGACCACTATAGGGCTTGCGGCCTGGAATAGAGCACCGACAGGAGTGTAAGCCGGTCCCGATGCCATTGAGTTAGCGCGCGACAAGGATGAGTTTGCTGCAGCCAGCGGGTCAGTAGTGGAGACAGCTTGACCTATTAGGTCTCCTCTTGCCATTTCAACTGTCTGTCTTGATTTCTGTTCGTAATCCGTAGCGGCCTGCTCGACGCCCTGCGTCTGCTGTCCAAGTTCATAAGTTAGGTCAGCCTTGGCTTTTGCGCCAGCCGAAGAAGAGCCAAGGCCTGTTCTTGCCATGCCGTACTTAAGTTGGTCTAGTGCCTGGTTATACTGCCTGCTTACCTGTGGCCTAGCCCACTGTGAATAAGTGTTCTTTTGCTTGGCGTAAAAATTATCATCGAATCCCCTAAAGGCATTATTAACCGCAGAAATACCCTCTTTTACGCGGTTCTGTCTGTCTATTTCCATCTGGCGAGATTCGGCTGCGCCACCATCACCACCGCCGCACATTAGTATATTCCTTTCATATCTTTTTCAAAAAGTAAGGTTGAGGTGATGTCATTTGTTGAAATCCAAACTTATCCATGTAGTTCCAGTACGGGCTAGACTCGGAACACGGCATGTATATGTAGTCGTATCCAGACATCCTACAGAAATTCTCCACTATTGCAAGTGCCATAAGGCTGTCTCTTGCACTCATCTTCTTTGAGTGCGCCCATATTGCTATGTGGCATACACCCCTGTTTCCGGGCCAAAATGTAAAACAGCCGGATATCTCTCCGTCTTTCATACAATAATAGTTAGGCATCAGAGGGACATTGTGATTGTCCTCTCTGGCCGCTTCTATTACTTCATTGAGCTTTTCTTCTGAATCTATGAGGTGGAATGATGGAAACATAAATTAGTCTGCTTTATCCAATCTATAGTGAATCATTAAGTTTGCTATAGTTGCTGGCTGATTTGACGCAGGAGATATCATTGATACCCCCATATGCGTTCCTAGTCCAACCAAAGGAATCCGTCCTATTTCAAATGTAGGAGTATTTATGGTAGCTATAAGCTCTCTTACTAGCGTATTTGAAGTGTTTGTTCCGGCAAAAACCTGCCATGACCCTGTTATTGTAGCATCAACGCCAGTAAATGTCTTTGTGTGGGCTGGCTTCTCTCCGTCAAGGTATGGCATCTGAACTGTAGTCACATTGGGGTCTTCCAACGATGTGTAGTTTGTCCTAGACAGAATGTATATTTTCCCGGATACACATCGCATGTACACGTCAGTATTGTTAGAGACCATCTTTTCGATGTCTCCAAATCCAGGCTCATACGTACTCCATGACTGTATCTGTGAGCCGGTGAACTGAGACAGAACGTATATCTTGTCATTAATACTCATCATGTATCTACCGCTGTTGGGCTCAATGAGTGATGATACTTGATAGTCTGGTCCGTCTATTGCTATTTCTTCTTCTATGAGAGTATCTATCTGGGTCCCTACGTCGGAAGACATTGCGCTGTCCGTAGCATCCCTTGACTTTAGAGACCTAATACCGCTTGATGACACATAGAACACGTCTATGTCTCCAAGCTGGGCTATCGAACCAGCAGCTATTGCTCCTGTATTGGCTAACACCTGCTGCTGTGAATTGAGTTCCGGGTTAGGGTCCCATCCCCATATTTGAATGTTGTTCTGTCCGAAAACGGCAAGCTGTGCCTTGTACGGAGCTATAGAAACTATGTCATACTTCGTTGAGAAGTTCTCGGAGAAATTTACGTACCCAGCCCCAGCCATCTGTGGGTCCCAGTCCATTGGGTCATTGAGAGCAGAGAAGAACACTGAAGCCCCGGCGGTCATGTGCATCTTTGACTTGAAGACTAATGCAAATGTTGGAATTATTCCAGTTATGTCAGACGCGCAATGAGTTTTGTATGTCAAGTCGTCCGCGTACTTCGTGTTTATTTCAAACCTTGTACCTTTGCCTACCGGCTCGCTCGCTGATGCCCCTATGGTTATTGTGTTCTTTTGAGGCAGTGCTCCTTCTGAGCTAACACCCCCAGTTAGGACGCTGAATGTACTTACTGTTACGCTACCATTTCTAACAACAATCATTTGCTTTCCGTTCTGAGATGAACCGCCAGCAACATGCTTTATGTTAATCATGCTTTCAACCACAGAGGCGTCATACACGTTTTGAAATGAATTTATCTGGTCCGCAACGTCCTGCATTAGTTGTCCGTTTGATGTTAGCCAGAACTTTTCAACTCCAAGTATTTCAAGGCTGTCTATTTTTATGCTAGATATTGAGTTCCTGGAACCACCTGCAAACGGAGCCGTCAATCTCATTAGCTTAAACGTGCCCTCTGGATTTGTAGCTACAGCTCCAGTCTTGCTTTTATTGCTCACCATTGCTGTTCCGCCAATCAAAAAGGAACCACCGCTTCTATGTGAATGGGCAAAGGCGTAACACTCGCTAAAGGTATTATCAAGCTCAAACCAAACTTCGTCTCCGTTGTAATCTATTGAATTTACAGATGGAGAGGATATGTACAAACTTATAAATCCAGCCGAGTTCCATCCGTACCAGTCTCCGTCATGTCCGGGCACCGCGGAATATCCAGATGCTGGCGTGTTTGCGTTTATAAATTTAGCTATTGCACCAGCCATTATTTCCGTGCCAAGAAGGTAAGGAATGTCGTTATCATTTATTGTTATAAACGAATTAACTGGAACAAATGCTATGTCTACGTCATTTACAATGACTTGAGACACCTTCATTGGAGCTATGTATCCGTAAAACGCTCTACCTACTCCATATGCCACGGCAGCACCAGCCGAACCTCCAGTTATCCCAAATTTGGTAAACGCACCTACTGGAAGAGAGCCAACAACGCTTCCTTGGCTTTTAAAAGTATTAACTATAGTTTCCGTTGCGTTTGGGTACTGCAAAAGATTGCTCATTCTTCTTGCTTCAAGGTCGAATGACTTTTCTGTCTTTCCTATTACTGTTATTCTGTTTGCGTCGGCACCAGTTCCTATTGTGCTTTCTGAGAAATTTTCATCTAGCTTTAGGAAGTTGTACAACTCAAGAGCTACCGAGGCAGCCGTGTAAGTAGGAGCCGTTCTTCCATTTCCAACCATTCCTTTATAAAGGTCTTTTATTATGGTTGGCTTGTATATTCTAGTAGGTCCAAGTAGGTGCTTTTCTTTTTGTTCGTCGTAGTAGCAATATGTCTCGGTTTGAGACGTTTCTATTGTGTGTCTGAACTGAATTATTGAAAATATCTTTCCGTCAAAAACAGTTGACCAAACGACTTTATTCAAGACCCAATCATTGTTATACGGATGAGATACTGCCTGTATGCTTATGCCAGCAGACTTTAAAAGTGTGGCAACTGGTTCTGTGACGTCAGACAATAAAGCAAAAACAAAAAGTCCGTCTGCTGTCGATTCAATCCCGTGAAAATCCTCGCCAACTTCAGCTATCGTTTCAAAACAATGACGCTTCTCGACCTCCCCGCCTCTTGATATGTGCGCGTTCGAACACACCATTAACGCTCCCGCTGGAGACGTTAATTCGTTTCTTCGTGAGTCAAGGCCTAGCTTGAAGTCCTGGACGAGAAGATATGGCATTAGTTATTCTTCCATCTACCCCAGAGCTTTCTGGGTTCTGGGTTTGGGTCTTCGCCACCCATAACGAAGCTTCCACCCTTTGAAGCAAGAGCTTTCAGCTTCGTGAAATGAATCTTGGCTTGGTCATACTTGATTGCCGAGCCCTCATCCTTCAATGAGGCAAGCATTTCTGCGGCTGTGTACAGCACGATGAGGTTATCATCAAGCAACGCCCTGTCTGAATCTGAAACCATTCTTGGGCAATTCATATACGCGAAGAGTCTGAACTTCTGTAGGTCGCTTTCCGGTATAGGCCAGACTTCAATCTGAGTGTTGTTTTCTGCTATTCTCCATCTTCTAACGTTATCTTCCTTCTGGCCGATTTCGCTGTTGACGATGTTGTAGTGAGCCGGACCAATACCGCTTTCGCACGCGTACCAGTAGTCGTTCCAGTTTACCATCACCTTGCGGATTCTGTCTCCGTTTACTGTGTTTGGTATGTTGTAGTAACGGACGCCATCGACTGACTGGATGTCTGTTTCGGTCCAAAGAAACGGCCAATCGTAGTCAAGCCAGAGTCGCTCCTGCACTCTGTTTAGCATGTGGTTCATCTGAGGAACCGCATTGACACCCATAGCTACGCTGGGCGACGC